ATTTTATTTTGATGGTGTGATTTTGTCCTTAATTGGTTTCAAAACCATATCAAAAATAATGTCATCGTATTTTGTTGGGGTAAGTTTAACAATTTTCTCTACAGCGTAAAGTACTGCTAAAACGTATTCCCAATTTGCGACTAACCATTCACTCATTTTAAACTCCTATTAGAATTGTAAGATTGCGTAATCGTATTTAAGTGTTAATGTAATTTCAGCTGGGTCACTTGTAGCGTAATCCAATTCACCGAAATTAGCATTTTCAATATACGTACCCTTTAATGTCCATTCTTCAACTTTATCACCTACTGGACCTAATAAATTAAAGGTCACGTCTTTTTTGTAAAAATCTGAGTAACCATCACGACCTGTTACGGATTCATGTGATGTTCGTATCCATTCCATAACTGCTTGAGCTGCTGAAGGTACAACCGGGTCGTACAACATAATATCGATAGGTTGCCATGCCCCTTTACCTTTGATATATCTTTTGACATTGATGTGGTCTAATACAATCTCTTCAAATTGTATCTGTGGTCTATTTGCAGCTTTTATTAAATAAGCAGGTACACCTTCAATATACATAATGAACCGATTTTTTGTCTTCGGTTCAAATGGTGTAAACATAATTTCTGAAGGGTCTAATGTAGCCATTCTTTAATCTCCTAAAAAAGTCCTTTATTTTCACTCATTAATAAATATCAAAAGGTAAAATTTTATGTAAAAAACAAAAAGCCCCGACAAAAATCGAGGCTTTTTTATAGATTACATTTGTTTTAATAAGTTAGACTTACTCAGGAAATGTAGCTCCTGTTGGTTGAACAACAAAGTCTAGTACTATAAACTCTGCAGTTCTAGTAGGTTGTATAAATATTTGACCTACTAACTGATTTCTATCAACAACATCTGCTGTATTATTAGTATCATCCATTACTACTCTGAAAGCACTTAAACCACTATTCTGTTGTACTTGTTCGAGATAAGGATTCACTATGTTTAAGAATCTATTACGTGTTGCTGCAGTATTCTGTTCGAATACTAAGAATTGTGAAGCACTTGCGATAAACTTTCTAAGTGCAATCAACAATCTACGTACGTTGATTCTATCTAAAGCAGAAGGTTTAGATTGTAGTGTTTTCTGTCCAAACACGACAACACCTTGACTTGGGAAAGATGCTATAGGATTAATTCTACCCTCATATAGTCTATCTCTCTCAGCATGTGTAAGACGTGTCTTGGCTTCAGTCACACCTAATCCGGCTAAGCCTCCTCTGTTGAGTCCTGCTGGAGCAAACCATTCATGTGATACACTATCATTGAATGCTAAGACTCCTGGTAATACCACTGAAGGTGGTACAAATACAGGAACTTGTGTTTTACTATCAACAAGTTTTACCCAAGGATAATAAGTTGCTACATAGTTAGTATCTAAAGCACCAACTGCATCAATGACAGTATTAATACTATCATCAATATCACCTGTATCCATTATGAATAAAGCATCTGCTCTAGCTTCTACTTTTGATATAGCATGATTAGTAACGTGTGAGTGTAATCTATGTAGAACACCTGGTGTTACAAGTAAGTTCATATCAAATTCATCTGGATTACTTACAGCATTGATTGCTCGTTTGTAAGCTAACGTACCACTAGCTTCAGCTGATGATAAGTCAAATCCTTGTGTATTTGTATTTTCTATATCAGTACCTAATAAAGAAGGTGTAGCTGGATTCATACCATCAAATCCAAACTGAAACGGAACAGCAAACTTCTTTTGTTCTATAGCTGAACCTGACAACGTTATTATTTCTGAAGTAGCCGAGTAAGATTCACCTGCACCGACTAATCTTGAAGCATCATTGTTTCCTACAGCATGAGTGTTCAAGTTAAAGGCAACGTTATCGTTACCTGCTGAATCACCACCGTTAGGAACGGGAGCTAACATTTGTCTGTTTCCATCTTTACTGAAGTCAAATCCGAAGAATACATTTTCATCGTATGTATTACTTTCGTTGAGCTGTGTAGTAACAAATGAAGCTGTAGGGATTGTTGAACCACTTGCAGTTCCAGTAGCTGCTGTACTCTTGACAACGTTTTTAATTGCTTCGAATCCGAAAGGTAACATCGTTTGAGGTAACTTAAATGTAGTGTCTTCTACCATATCAACATAATCACCAACTCTTATGTATAAACTCTTATTATCGTAGTTTCCGAAATAAGTTAGTTTACCATTTGAATCAATAGTGATGTGTCTGTCACCAATTCTCTTAGCAAAGAAATCAGGATTCAATGGGTCAAATGATAATCCGTCAAATTGTTCGAGAATCTCATTATCGTTAATTCCTCCTGGATTATTTCTTACGACTTGAATCGAAAATGTTCCGAAGTTTTGGTCTGATACGGCTGATGATTTTACATTCAGTATGTGTATTTTATACTGAGCGTTAGCGGCAGTTCCGTGTGAACGTGTATAGACTCTGAAAAGATTATTAACTTCAGCTGCACTATTCAACACGTGAGATTTACCATCAATCGGTTGTGATTGAATGTAAGGTGTTCTAGCTGTAGAGTAATCTTTGTTACCACTATATGTCGAAGCATTTCCTTTAGCATCAAATCCAGTTGAACCTCCGGCAAAATCTAAACCAGTAGCATCATGTCTAATACTTACACCTGCTCCATCAGCACCAAAATATTCATGTGATTGGTCTGAAAAATGTTTGTACACATAAACTTTTGATGTTCTACCTCCTGTTTTTGTAGAAGTAGGTTCAGAAGGGATAACATCAGTAACGTACTTATTACTACCTGTATCGAATGAAGCACTATATTTTTCATTTGTTCCATCACTACCACTTACATGCACAACAAAGGCATCCCAAGTTCCGAGTATTGTTGATTTAGACATATCGATACCGCTCCCTCCTCCATGAGAGTGAGCTAATATAGCTAACGACTTCGATTGTAAACTACTTGTAGCCATTAACTCAAGTGTTTGTGATTGATATCCTCCGATACCTAAGACTCTAACGACGGTTACAACACCTGCACTTTGTAGGTATTGTTCGACGGTGTATGGTGTGTAAAATTTACTTTCTATTCCTCCAAATAACTCTTCAAATTCTTGAAATGATGTTATTTGTGTTGGTGTAAAAGCTGGACCTAGTTTTGTTGGTCCTATTATAGCTGCTCCTATTTCACCTATTGATTGAGGAAGAAATGATAAATCTCTTTCACGAGTGAATACACCTGGCGAGACAATTCTTTCTGCCATTGTAATTCTCCTAATTAATATTGTTCAAAGCTTTGAATATATATATATAGATATTCCCATATAAATATAACGTAAGTTCTCCAAATACAATAATTTACAAACTTTTTTTAAGAATTAGGTGTAAATACACCTGTTTCAGGGTCAAGTTGTCCATTACCATACTTTTCACTCAAAGATGCTACTAATTTAGCTTCTTCTTGTTGTACTTCAGAATACTCGTTTTTAACTTGTTGTTCATTTTCAAACAACTTATCGAGTTGTTGATTTAACAATAGTCTTTGTACCGATATCTGACCAAACTTTATTTGTGATTCTTGATACTTGTTCTGTAAATCTGTTAAAGATTCCAGTTCTTCAGTCGTAAATTTGATTTCTTTACTCATTTTATCTCCTTGTGTTAATTACCATATACTCCAACCCCCATCTACCACTATGTTTTGTCCTGTTACGTATGATGAAGCTTCAGACGACAGAAATACAGCAGCTCCTGCTACTTCATCTGGTTGTCCTACTCTTTTCATTGGAGTTCTTTTACTTAAATCTATTATGTAACCAGGTCTTTCAGGTACACCTGGTGTCTTTTTCGGGAAGTTACCAGGACTAATTGTATTGACTCTGATTCCTTTCGACCCGTACTCTGTAGCTAATCTTTTCGTCATTTGTAGGATTCCCCCTTTAGCTACTGAATAAAATATACTACTACTCTTCACTTCTTGATATAAACTCTGGTCATGTCCTAGTAAACCATATATAGAAGAGACATTTATTATTGAACCACTTCCTTGTTTTAACATTTGTGAAATGACGGCTTGTGTACAGAAAAAACTATGAGATAGAATATTATTGATACCTGAATCCCATTCTTCTTTTGTGATATCTTCTATCGATTTTCTTTCTTCACTAAAAGCATTGTTAATCAATATATCAATAGTGTTTTCGTTTTTTAAAATGTCATTAATTCTTTTTTTGACTTGTGTAGGATTCGTGACATCACAACGAATAAATGTCAGGTTACCATCAAAATCTACTTTTTTAGGTCCTTTTCTACTCATGACAAATACTTTAGCTCCAAACGAAGCTAGAGCTTTCGACATCGATAGACCTAAGTGACCATAACCTCCCGTGATTATGGCTACTTTATCTTTTAAATCGAATATGTTTTTATATTGTTGTTGTTTTACCATCATAACAACTTTTTCTTTCTACTATCATTACTGGTCCTTTTGCCATTTGAGCCTTTTTATAATCTCGTATAACTTCATCAGGTGTCTTAGGTTCAAATATAGGAAAATCAACCATCTCTCTGAATACATTTGTGAAGTCTTGTGAATGTGTGGGACCAGAATAGAAAGGTCCTCCGTCAGCTACAACCGTTCTCAATATGACAGGAGCTGTAAATTCACCATGTGATAATCTTTCTACGTGATTGATGTGATTTCCTATAGCATCAGCTCCAACTAACATAAAATCATGTCTTTCGTAATACACAACAGGTTTGATACCTTCAAATGACATACCTAAAGCAAGACTACCCATGAGATTTTCAACAACAGGAGTTTCAAGTTTTTTACGTTCAGGTACACCTTCTAGTGTTCCCATAGCATTTCCGAAATCACCTCCTACATTATAACCAATAAACATTGTGTTGTCTTTTCCTAATTCTGTCATAGCTTGAGTTACAGCTTCTTTATACGATAAATTTTGTGTTTTGATTTCATTGAACTCAGGAAAAGTTTCTTGAGGAAATCTAGGAAAATATTCGTCGTCTGTTCTCATTATTTTTTTCGTTTCTGATAAATCACAGAAATCTTTTGTACGAGCATGAGGAAAAGGTAACTTGTAGTGATATCTCATAACACAAGACTCAGGCCATTTTTGTATCTTACTTGTTCCCCATCTTGTTTTTTTATTAGCTATGATTGATTTATCGTTATCTTCTATAACAAACTTACAAGGTAAATCCCAACCCTGAACATATCTGACAGCTTCAGCAAAGTTTCCCGTATCTTCAGCTCCATCACCTACAAAACACCAAACTTTTTGTTTTGATTTTTTTCGTTTCAAAGCCCAAGCTATTCCTGCGGCTATACCCGGAACACCTCCTACGATAGCTGAAGCAAAAAAGTTTCGTTCTCTGTCATACATAAACATACTTCGACCATCTAATATCTTTTGTTCTATCTCGTCAGCAGGTAAACCATGTAGAAGAGCATGATAATGATTTCTATGTGTAACTAAAACATAATCATCTTTTTCTATATGTGTGAATATATTCAATAGATGATTTTCATTCCCACCACTCAAGTGAAACAAAAATGGAAGTTTATTGTTATTGTAATGATTTATTATTTTGTTTTCGAAATTTATCAAATCTTGTTTATTCATTTTATCTCCATGTAGGTCCAGTTACCCAACCAACTATCGAATATCTTGTCCCCCGTGTAATCGGAGTAACTGAGTGTCTTAAGAATGACGGAAACACTAATAAGGTTCCTTTTTGTCTTACTGTTTCAATATCAGGTCTACCAGAACCTTCACAATCAGTACGATTTAAAACTAAGTCACAATCATCGTAATCACTAGAATCTGATAATTGTAGTGAGAATGATATTTTTCTATGTAAATCTA